ATGATAGCGTTCCAGTGATTTATTTCGACTACAATGTGGCTGAAGACGGACTTTCCTATGCAAATGTGGATAGGTATAGTCTGGCGGTCAAGTGCATCGTGAATACCATAGGTGATAAGGGCGCGAGAAATACCTATTCGTTCTATGTGCGCCTGGATCCGTCTGGTATCGATAACGCTGAGAACAGCAATTTCATCGTTTATGATGAGAAGACCGTGACAAAGCAAGACCGTAAGAAGCAGAAGGCCCAGGGTGGTAAGGCTACGTTCGACCATTCTGGATATACGATTATCGAGCGCCTGTATCCGAAACCTATGAAGGCGTCTTCGTTGGACAAAAACAAACTCAAGGCGTGGGCCATATCTCAGTTCGAGCATTACGATAAGAATGGGATGGATGGCACCTTGACTTTGTTCGGAGACCTTGCGATTCATACGGGTGACATCGTTGAACTCGTTGATGACCAGCATCCAGATAGGAACGGCCAATACCTTGTTGACGAGGTTACTACCAGACTATCCGTAAACGGATTGAGGCAGACAATTAAATTACCTTATAAGATAGTGGCAGATGATAACTGATGCAAAACTTATTGAGTTGATTCATAGGATTGCCAACAAGGGTTTGACTAACTCCAATGGCGCAGTCCTTGATGCCGCTATGGTAACCGGCTATGTTGTCAAGGTTCATGATGACGAAAGCGATGAACTCTTCGGTACAATAGATGTCCAGGAGTACAATGTAGAGAGCACCGATAACGAGGATCAGGGCCTTCATGAGGGCGTACATCTTGCAGCCATCCAGGACATATCCAATGGTTTTCTCATCATCCCCCGTCTTTATTCGGATGTAACCATATCCAAGGATTCGGTAACCTCACAAGAGTATGTTGCCATGTTCTCCCAGGTTGATTTTTATCGAATCGAATCTGGAGATACTGTGCAGATGGGCGTTATCGAGCGTGAGGAGTATGACCCTAACGGTAGCGATGATATCGAGGCCAAGGCTGAGACTGGTAACAAGACTTGGACCGAATATAAGGCTGGAAGCATCGTTACTGAGGTAGTCGACAAGGATGGCAATAAGGTGACATCAGAGGTGACACCTAAGGATGTTACCGTCAAGGTTGGAGAAGATGTAACCATTAAGGCTGATCAGAAGAATGTCGACGTTACTGTCGGAGAAACCGTTTTCCATATGGAGGATGGTAAGGTCACGGTTACAACTACTGACGTGACGATTGATGCGGAGGGGAATGTAACCGTAAACGCAAATGGTAACGCTGAAGTCAATGCCAAGGGTAACGCCGACATCAATGCTGATGGAAGTTGTACCATTAAGACTCCTAAGGCCCAGATCACTGGAGGTCAATTGACTGTAAACGGAACTGCTGCGCCTACTGGTTCGGGTGGATTCTGCGGTATTCCAGCCTGTCCGTTCAGTGGCGCGCCTCATATTGGAAACATGATTTCTGGCACATAAATGAGTAATAAAACTGTCTTTGCGAATCTCATCATATCGAAATTGGCATCGTCTATCGGTACCGATGGGTCATCGTTTAGCAGTTCCACTCCAGTAGCAGCCCAGCAGGCCATAGCCGATGCTGTTACCGAATTCGTGACCTCATATGTATGGAGCAAGAGCGCATATGTGGGAATCATGAATACCTACCCAAACAATCCAGACCCAGTTGTATCGGATGACCACCCCATTATGGGTATGTGCGCTCCTGTCGGTACTCCATCTGAATTGGCGGGTTGGCTTAAGGATTTGGCTAGCAATATCATCGATGGCTTCACATGCGGTGTCGGGATGAATATGGTTACCTTTGCTGGTCCGTACAAACCGTTTGCAGGTGTCATCAATGTGAATGCCGAGAAAGACACCAAGCCAGCACACGAGGCTAACTGGGACAATCCTCAATTGGCCGTATGGGAGGTTATTTGCCAGGGTATCATAGATATGCTTATCGGAAATATCTCTGGTACCATGTCTAACGCTTCCAGGCCTGGTATATCTACTGGAACTGGTGCTACATCAACGGTTGTCTTGAACTACATCAAGGATGGCGCAAGTCGAGGTAAGAGAAGGAGCGAAGAGACCATCATCACTGAGGACTACCTTGATTGGGATATTGATACATGGAACGATTATAAGTGGGGCTAAAATAATAACAATGACGACGAATATAGAAACACTAACAGTACACGCCGTTCCAGGTGAAAGGGCGTTGGCATCTCAGTTCAATACTGTGGTCGACAAGGTTAACGAGATTATCGGTAGTCTTGATGATGCCGTATCATTTGATGATCTCCATATAGCGTCGACTATTACGCCTACTGGAAAGATCTATCGCATCACTGATGACATTACTTTAAGTGACGAAACAACGTACACGCTGGCAGATGGTTCCATCCTTATATTTGAGGGTGGCAAACTGATTGGCGGTAATGGTACCCAACTTTATGGAACCAACACCTCTATCAGCGCAACGCCATATCAAATTTTTGATAATGTGGAACTTGCTGGCACCTGGAACAATGTCGTTTGTTATGCGGAATGGTGGGGTGCAAAGGGCGATGATACGACTGACGATACCGCCGCACTAACCGCTGCAATCAACTCCCCATTCAATAAGTTGCAACTTCTCCAGAAAACATATGCCATCACAAGTGGTCTGTATCTTCCTGAGCATAAGGCGATTGAAGGCGTTTCTGTTTCTGAGAGGTCTTCACAGCCTTCGATATCTGTCAGTGCTACGGTTAGTGAATCTGACCCAGTGGTTTATATCATTCGTGTCAGAAGTTTCTGCGAATTGAGGAACTTTAATCTTTACGGCAGAGGAAGGGCCTATTATGGTATTTATGGTATAGGCGATGGCTCTTCAGGCTCTGACCCGCATAAACTTAATCTTGAAGGGTTGTCGCTGTTCCACTTTAAGGTGGGCATCAGTTTGCACACATTCCTCACAAGAATATCCAGTTGCCATGTTACTGGCGCCAAGGTAGGATTCAAGCTGCTTGGCGGTACATCTACTACGATGATTAACTGTTATGTCAAGGGCTTTATGATGATGGCTTATTTCATCAAGTCTATGACATATTCATCCATGATCAACTGTTGCGCCGATACTTGTCACGCTTGGTCGGATGGTACTCGTCATGGCTCGACGAATCCTACCCAAACGGAATCTCCAGACAACTCTACCAATGAAGAGAAGCAGGAGTTCTTGGGTGATTACTATGGCGTGTTCTATGGCTTCACATATCTTTTCAATCAGTGTAGGGCGATGACTATTATGTCTTGCGCCTGTGAGGATGTGGTTAAGGGTATGTGTCTTGAGAATAGCCACGTTATTCGCATCATCAGCACCACCATGGATATGCAAGGGGTCACGAGAACTTCTGATTCTGGTAGGGTGCTAAGGTCTCAGATATCAAGTTCGGTGACCATAGAAGGATTCTATGTTACCGATTGGGCTGGCAATCAGTGGGAAACGGCAAAGGATGTTATCGCCTTGTATAGCGGATCCAAGACTTATGGCATTGTCATTAGGAACTTCACCATGAGGTCTTACAATTCCAGCCACGTTGATACCACTTGGCAATTGAGCGACAAGCATATCAAGGAGTCGGGCGAAGGCCTCAATGTCGTAAAGGTTGAATATGACAACTGGAAGATTCGCGGCTCTGAAACTGAGAAGCCTACCAATGTAGGTTGGATTGTAGGAAGAGGCTTCCAGTACTACAACCTTTCCACCAAGATGATGGAGGTGTGGAACGGCAATAGATGGGTGCAGTTGGTGGGTAACGATGCGTCCTGGTGCTACAACATCACCCAGAATACAATCAGCAAAGAAATAGGCGACTTGGAAGTTAGCACTTCGGTGGCATCTGGTGATGACGTTCCTGAGTGGGTGTTGACCAAGGGTATCCTATATAACGCTGCTGCCGAAGATGACTGGATTAATCTTGGCAACCGCGTAGGTGAGCAATGCACGTTCAAGAACTATCTACCGCATGACGGTACAAAGATGTATTGCTTGTGGTTTAGGGTATATGAGGGCGACGTTATTTGGGTTAGAACGTCACGCGTTGGTAACGTTCCTCAGTCTACACCAACCTTGCTTATCGCTGATGCTGAAGGTATTATCACATATCGCAAGTTAAATACCGACAACATCATCACTGGCTACGATGATCAGGGTAACCCGATTTATGATATGGAGTCTGAAATAACCGATACCATATCCGCTTACCAGGTTCAGCACGATGGATTTGCATTCACTTCGGTTGATGAGGATTACTTTAACAGCTTCGGCGTCCAGGTTAATCGCGTAGTCAAGACCAATGTCATTGAGGAGCGGTTGAATAACTTGGAAAGCGGACAGGGTGCGAATATCGACTCTGAACTCTCTGACACCAGTACAAGAGCCGTCCAGAACAAGGTTGTCACCAGCGCCTTGCAGACCAAGTTCGCTTCTGCGGCGTTTGTTAATGGTGTGCTTTATCTGTACGCTGATCCAGAGAAAACGGTGCTTATCGCCGAAGTTCCGCTCGGATCCACAACCTATACCGTCAGCCAGAACTGCAACCATGATTCTGGTTTCTACGTCTTGTCTGGAGAAACGGAGCATAACATTACGGTTACTCCTACAACCCTGGCAAGCGCATTCGGTTCTCAGAACGTGTTTGTAGAGAACTATCTCATTACCGTTTCCATCCAGAATGGTTCTGGTAGTTTTGTTACCGTGGCTGATGAGGTTGCTTTACAAAGTGGACGCACTTATTCGTTGAATATTAGAGACTTGCTTGTAATCGGAACCAATACTGTCCGAATTAAGGTAGAGGGTCAGTCAAGTAATGTCAGCGTTGAGTCAGACTATACCTGCACTCTTACCAACCTTACGTTCTCCTGCGATTTCAGTTGGTGGAACGCTTGGGTTTGGGGTGAAACGTTTGGCATCGATGGCATCAAGTTCTCTGGAAACATTGAAAAATACCTACACGTAAGGATTGATGGCGAGGAGAGCATGCACTACACCCAGCGATTCTCTCAGTCAACCAACTATAATACTACCTCCTATTTCTTCACGTTGTCGGATAAGCTGCCAGGACTTGTAACTGGAATTTCGACAATTGAGATATGGCTGGAAGGTGGCGGCGCTACAACCGAGGTTATCACTTACAATGTCATGTGTGTCGCTGCATCCGATGCGTCTACGGCTAAGTTGGTTGTTATCAATAACGCAAAGGACAAGGCTGTCAACTACGCATCCGAGACATCGCTGTTCCAGTATGCCACCTACAACACTACTAGCGTCAATATCGATGTGCGCGCCTATGATGGAAGCGATACGTTCGTCATCCACAACAATGAGGAGTTTTCGGGCATAGTTACCGAGACCGCGAACGATTTCCCGATTTCTCTTTCCATGGCGTCATTCGTGCAGACATCAGACTTTGAACTGACGGCAACGCTTACGACTCCCGACAACCACTCGGCGCAACACGTCTTCCCAGTGGACAACTCGGAATCTTATTCGGCCACCACTGGCGCAACCGTATACTTCAACCTTGCATCGCGCAACAACTCCCAGAGCAACCGTACCACGTTCATCAACGAGGCGGACGCTCCGGCTGCTGCTTCGTATGCTGGTACGTTTACTGGATTTGCCTGGAACAAGGATGGCTATGCTGTGGATTCCGACAACAACATGGGCCTGAGGGTTATGGCTGGTTCTACGGTAGAGATTCCAACCCTGAAACCTCTTACCAATACCCAGACCTCAAGTGCGTCCATCGAGTTCATGTATAGGGCTTCGGATATTGCCGACTACAGCAAGCCTATCATGTCCATCATGTCAACATCTGAGTATGACGAGAACACCACGAACGGCATCATCTTGTTCCCGACCCAGATCAAGGTTCTTACCAGTGCAGAGCGGCGCCATGTCTTCCAGTCATATAATGTGAGCGAGAACGATATCCTTCACGTGGTTATCGTATTCCAACGCAATTATGCTGGAACTGGAAACAATATCTGCCGTATCTATGTCAATGCATGCCCAGTGGTTAACTTCGAATACAGCGGTATTTCAAGTTTCGGCAACGGTTATCTGAGGATGGGCCAGGATTCTGCAGACTTCCAGTTGTACATGTTCCGTGCGTACAACATTGCGCTTGAGCCTAATGACGTGGTGTTCAACTTCTTGAATGCGCTCATTGAGAATAACGAGTACAGCCGTAGAGGTCTTCGCAATGACAATGCTATTATGGATGGTGGCTCAATCTCATATGAACTCGCCAAGCAGAAGGGTTTCAACTGTTACGTGGTGGAGACTGATGAGGAACTTCCTTCGTTCCATAACAATACGTCTATCTCAAGCCTCAATGTAAGACTCGAGTATGCCGATCATCCAGAGTGGAATGTAAGAATAGTAGGCGTTCCAATGGATGGTCAAGGTACTACGTCTAAACAGTATTATCGTTGGAATCTGAGGAACAACAACAAGAATTCTAATGCTCGTTGGGAGTACCTTAATCTTACCGATGGCGGCTCCATGCGTGTGGAGACTGGCAAGGATGGCTACATTGCTGGCTACAATCTTCATCCGAAGGTATCAAAGATCACGGCGAAAAAGAACATTGCATCTTCATCCCAGGGCCACAAGATGGGCGCTACGAATCTCTATAATGATTTGTGGCATAAGTTCTTCGACTCTAACCTCAACTCTACCCACTATCTGCCTGATGTGAATACTCGTGTAGCCGTTTACCAGTATCCGTTCCTTGGCTTCAAGATGTCTTCGAATGGTTACTACGAGTTCATCGGACTTTACACCATTGGTCCAGACAAGACGGATAAGAAGACTTTCGGCTACAACAAGACCAGCGACTATCCAAGTCTGATGATGCTTGAAGGTCCTAACCACGCTCCACGAATGTCCCGTTTCCTGGCTCCTTGGACTGCAGATATGGTATACAATCCATCTACTGAAACTATGGAATGCGGTGGACAGGAGGGCTGGGATGCTGATATTGTTGCGGATTATTCTTCGGATAAGGCTTCTGATCAGGCTTCCATCCAGGCGCTGTATGAGGCTGAGTTCAAGCCCGCCTATGACTTGATCTTCTTGACATCTCCGTATATTCGTCCACTTTCCGCAACCGGCAAGACCATTTCGCAGATTAATGCGGATATCAATACCTTCTGGCAAGGAAGGACAAGCGGTTACTCTAACGTGCTGCTCACTTTCTACGATTCGTCATACAACCTGTATTATTATCGAATCAAGACACAGCAGTATGAATCGCTTGGTATCAATATCCGCACCTACCTTGGATTGTCTGGTTCTCCTACCGAGGCGCAGATCCAGGCTGCTTGTGAGTCCAAGTTCCTTTCCGAGATCAACAACTACGTATCTCTGGAAGAGGCTATTTTCCACAAGTGCTACACTATTTTGGACGGAGCAACCGATAACGATACTAAGAATACCTATTGGAGAAAGTTCCTTGCACTCGCTTCTGGAGGCAAGTGGGGCTTCAATCAGGATGACTTGGATACCATCATGGCGAGCGATAACAACGGTCAGAGTACTAAGAGTTACAGCATTGAGCCAGGAGATACAACTGAGAACGGCGACGAGATTTACCAGGGCCAGTCATCTGCATTCTGGACCCGTATCGATATTTCTTGCCAGGATCAGATTGCTCAGATGATGGGCGAGATTGTAAGGTATATGGACGAGATAGCATCTGAGCATGGCCTTACTGGTTCAACCTTGCATGAGCGTATCCTTAAGGTGTTCTCTTACTATTTCTGGGACAATGCATCCAAGTACTTCCCAGCAATCGCTTATGCCGAGGATACCGAGTATGGCTATCTTGCTCCTTGGGTCGAGAATCATACTCAGACCTACAACTCAGTCGAACCTCTTACCCAGGCGCTAGGCACTCAGTACAACGCCGAACTTATCTGGGTTGAGCGTCGTATCGCCTATATCTTCTCTAAGTATAAGATTGGCGGTTTCGGTAGCGCAACTGGAGAGTATGGACAACTCTCGTTCACCCCATCAGATGCCAATACCGCCTCCTTCAACGTGGTTCCAGCGATTGATCTGTATCCACGAGAGAGTAGGGGTGGCAGTGCTCCTGAACAAGGTGCGAGGACCAGCGCTGGTGGTACTTGTGTGATTGCCCCTTCTTCTGATGGCGCAACCACATTCTATTTGCTTGGTCTGAACTGGTATACCGATATCGGTGACCTTAAGAATCTTGTGCTGACATCACGTGGTGGTGTTACGGTTGTTACCTTTGATGTGGCTGCGGAGCGTCTTCGTAGGCTTAAGGTAGGCGATGCAGATGCGTCCAGCGTCACCTTTAACGCCACCTCGCTCAGTGTACGAGGCAATGCAATCGAACTGGTGGATGCTCGTAACGTCACTAGTCTCATTGGCACGCAAGGTACGGTAGACCTCACCAATTGCCCGAGATTGAGAGAGGCTTACTTTGCTGGCACCAAGATTGTGCTTCTGAAGTTGCCTATCGGTGGCAAGGTAAGAAACCTGTCACTTCCTTCCACTACCACTACGTTGTTCCTTTACTCGCTGCCGTTCTTGACTACGTCGAACATTTCGATCGATTCGTATTCTGGAGTGACTTCGGTATACATCAACAATTGTGCAGGCATCAACCCAGTGACCTTGGTAAGGCGTTGCTACAATTCTAGCAATTCCGCGCTCAAGTATGTAACGATCATCTGGAACGGTAACGCAAGTGGTCAGTCATCAGATATCACCATGCTGGCCTATATGGCTCGTCATTTGTACAACCAGGATACTGGTGTTGGTTATGGTTCGGTGGCATATAACAGCAATGATAATTCGGTTACCAACGTAGGCGATAAGCCAACTATTGAGGGTAGTCTTAATATCTCCAATGGCTCCGCTACTCGTGAGGACGTGAACATTATTAATTCTACGTTCCCGAACTTGACCATTACTGGTATTACCGCATACTTCATCACCTTTGCTGACTCTGAGGCTCTTAGGGTTATGCTCCAGGTTTGCGGTGACGGAACTGGTATTACCGAGGCTCAGGCCGCTGCTCTTTCAACAATGGGCAGACCCGACGCACCAGCAGTATCCTTGTTCTATCAGAATACTACGGTTGCCACCTTCGATGAGTTTACCTATTTTACTGGAATCCATTCGATACCTTCGGGCCTCTTCCAGGGTTGTACCAAGTTGACATCGGTAGTAATGCCAAGGAATATCTCTGGCGTATGGAGTGAAACGTTTATGGGGTGTATCAAACTTACAAGCGTTACACTTCCATCTTCGCTTGCTGCACCAACCGAGAATTACAACGTCTTCAACGGATGTACCTCTTTGGTCAGCGTGACATTGCCTTCAAGTTGGACCTATCTCGGTCACCAGATGTTTGCTGGGTGTACTAAATTGGATATGACGATTCCTTCTACCGTTACAAGATTGGGATATAGGGCATTCGCCGAATCTGGCATCAAGAGCGGTAAGCTGCTTTCAAGCGATGACGCCACAAGTATTTACCAGGATTGTACAAAACTTACATCGGTATCGTTCTATTCTGGTATTGAGGAGATAAAGGATTCGACATTCAACGGATGTACCGCTCTTGCTCTAACCTCGTTGCCGTCAACGGTAACCACTATTGGGGCAAATGCTTTCGGTGGTTGTACGGCGCTTGCGTTGACAGCTCTTCCCACTGGTCTGACATCTCTTGGACAAGGCGCTTTCTACGCATGCTCTTCACTTGCCATTACAACTATTCCAAGCGGTGTTGCTGATATACCGAATAACTGTTTCAGAGGTTGCTCGAATACCAATATCACGGCGCTTCACAATGGAATAACCTATATTGGCGATTGGGCGTTCTATGACGCTGGCATATCGATAAGCACTTGGCCTACTGGCTATTCATCAACTGAAATTGGCGCTTATGCTTTCAGTAGCACGAATGTCAGCATTTCGTCTTTGCCGGCTTCGGTTACCACTGTTAAGGAGCATGCGTTCTCATCTTGTCTGAACATAACCAATTTCACGTTCAGCAATACTGTTACTGAAATTAAACATCACGCTTTCGCGTATTGCACTAACTTCAATACGTCAGCGCTGCCAAGCGGTTTGACTGAGATATCTGAGGCTGCATTTGATGGTACTTCCTTGTCAATTTCATCTCTTCCCTCTGGCATCACGAAGATCGGTGCTTATGCGTTCCAGAATACCAAGTTGACGATTTCCTCTATCCCATCAGGCGTAACCGAAATCGGAGGCGGTGCATTCCAGGGTGTTACCACGATGAGCGTCACTGCTCTTCCCAGTGGTTTGACAAAGGTTGGCGGCAGCGCCTTCCAGAACTGCCATGAGGGCTTGGCTTGTGAAATAGGTACTGGAATAACCTATATCGGGTCATTCGCATTTATCGGAACCAACATCACAAAGGTACATCTTGGATCAGATATGACCGAGTGCCATAATCCATTCCAGGGCTGTTCAAGGCTGACGGAGATCGACATGGAGGAGAGCGCGGTTACTGAACTGGAGGAACGATTCGCTTATCAGTGTGCTTTGCTGGATAAGATTGATCTTCCTAAAAACATCACTTATATAGGTGTTCAGGCGTTTGCAAGAAGCTCGACTTATACTACTGTTATTATAAGGGTTACTAATCCTTCTACGTTGACGATGGATACTGAAGCATTCCCATCTGGACAAACCATACACGTGCCGGTTGGAACTAGTTCCGCTTATACGGCAAGGTTCCCAGGATACACGTTTGTAGAGGGTGTTCCAGCCAAGACTAATCCAGGAGTCATTTAATGGTTGATGCACTTGATATTTTGAAGAAAACTATTCCTTAATAAAATTTTAATGGCTTAATGCTGGACAGGATTCGAATCGGCAACACTCGTACTCTTCGTTGGAGGATCAATACAGACTTCAAGGTGGTTCCGCTCTCTGGGCGGGACCTTACCCTTGTGTTGGTGGATCCCTTTAAGAAAAAGTGGAAGATGCCGTTTTCGATAGAGGACACGAATGTCATTGTGTTCACCTATCAAGGCGTCCACCAGTCTGTACTTGGCACTTATTCAATGTATCTTTACGAGAATATGGGCAAGAGTAATCAGGCTGTGGTAGGGCGTGAGGCTTTCGAGCTTGTCAAGCGTACCTGGATGGCAACTAAATAAAACAATGGCACTTAAAGTAAAAAACAGGGATGGAGCAAGTAACTTCAAGGGTTCGAACGTAAGCCTTGAGGAGACTGATCTGGAGATTGGTGTTAATGGCGTAGGTATTGCTGATCTCAAGAAGAGTGAGGTAACTACTGACGGTGGCGTTAATCGCTATCGTCTTATTCTTACGGATAAACGCGAATTCCAACTGAATATCCGCAACGGTAGCAAGGGTACTGATGCAGATATCGCTGGAGCGGAAGAGGCGAAGAATGCCGCTAACCAGGCCGCAGAGAACGCCAACCGTATCGTATCTGAAGCTGTCGAGTCCGTCCAGTCCATCAACCAAGATGAAAACCAGCGCAAGGCCAACGAGAATGCCCGTATTGCCAGCGAAGACGCTCGTAATCAGAGTGAAACCGATCGCAATAACAACGAACAGTTGCGCATCAGCCGAGAGAATACTCGTGGTACTAGCGAAAACACCCGTCTGCAGAACGAGCGTAACCGTCAGAATGCTGAGTCTACCAGGCAGAGCAGTGAGACCACCCGTAACAATCAGGAGGCAACTCGCCAGAGCCAGGAAACCACCCGTCAGGGTAACGAAACTACCAGACAGCAGAACGAGGAGGATAGGCAGACCAATGAAACTACTCGCGGCAATAACGAGACTGCACGAATCAACAGCGAGACCGGACGTGTCAACGCTGAAACTGGTCGCGTAAATGCCGAGAACGAACGTGTGGATTCGGAAGATCAACGTGAGCAGAACGAGACCACACGCCAGAGCAATGAAACTACTCGTCAGAACAACGAATCCGTTCGTCAGTCCAACGAGAACCAAAGACAGCAGACCTTTGAGACATCCCAGACTCAAAGGCAGACTGCCTATACCCAGGCGGAGACAAATCGTAACAACCTTTATACTACCGAAGAGGGCAAGCGTAATAAGGCTTTTGAAGATAAAGAGGCGGTTCGTGATGCGGCTAACCAGGCGGCTTTGGACTGCGCGGATACTCTGGCCCAATTAGGCCCCGAAATATATAACATTGTTGAAGAGGAATGGGGAGGTGTCCTTGATGACGCAACAACAAACGGATCAAACACAAATGTGTTTTGGTGCAAGCAAGCCCCAGACACAAAGCCGTCCCATATAACGAAAATCCGTTTCAAGGCTTACTACAATATAGACACAAAGTTGTATAAAGTCACCGAAAACGATGGCTCTGCCACTTGTGAACTGATTGCAACAATTCCACATACCGCAAGCGGCATTTATGAGTATGAGTACGAAACAGACCTCGCAGAAAACGAATATATAGGCATCTCGTCAAGTTTCTATTACAAGAATGGTTATAATAATGCCTACAAATATAGTTATGCCTCTGCAAGCGGTGGTACAATATCGACCACTAATAGCGGAATGGTGGGCATCGCCCTAATCAACGAAAGCAAAACATCAAGGATTGGCAGACTTGAAACAGCCGATGCAGCCAATAAGGATGCTATAAAGAATGTTGAAGTTGGAACTTCCTACAAGTTTCCGACATCTAACATCGGTCGAATCAATGGCTCTGGAACCATCGTATCTTCTGATACAAACTGGAAGTATTCAGACTTGATGTATGTGAAAGAAGGCTTCTCGTATGTGCTTCATTCTTTGAGCAGTTCGAGTGTCTATGCGGTGTTGTTCTACACAAAGGATGCAGGATTCATCAGTGGAATAAGAGGCACAAGCGACGGAACGACACCTACAGATTTGACATTCACCATCCCAGATGGCGCATATTACATCAGAGTGCAGTCGTTGGCTACGGACAACGATGCCTATGTAATCAACACCAACACGCTCAAATACTTGCAGAATACCGATGAGAAAGCCACCGATGCCATTTCTCGCACAGAGTTCACGGCAGGTTCTGTTGACAGGGCAAAGATTAGTATGAGCACCACATCGACCTCAAGCGTGTGGTTCCAGATGGCGCCGAAGATTAAGAAAGTTGACAAGATAAGGTTCATAGCCAAGACTGGCACAACCAATTTCTTCAAGGTTGACCTATCGGCTGCTACTGCGGTAATTACCCAAATTGCAGAGGTGGAGAACACATCGGCAGAGGATGGAACCATCAAGGAGGTAGCGGTAAATCTGACTCTTGGCGCAAATGAGTACATCGGCTTCAACAATGCAATCCGTTATGAGGCAGGCGGAATGACTGGATTTTTGGGTGGCTATTGCTCTCCGACTGGCACAAGCATCCATACAAACATAAGTGGTTTCGCGTGCGGTTTTGAGGCAGTTAGCAGCGTGAAAGCCGTGGTTGAATCTCTTATTGGAACATCAGAAAAGAGATACTACACCATTGATGCAGAGGGCAAGGGTGACTTCACCAACATCTATGAAGCATTGAAGGCGACGATGGGCAAGGATTCTGCATCCAACCCCATCACCATCATTGTGATGCCTGGAACATACGAAACACCAGCACTTGCACCATCGGAGTTCTTTTCCTATTGTTCCAACAGATATTTGTCGATTATAGGCACAGACAAGGTAAACTGCATACTTCGCAACGACAATGGTTATTACAATTCGTCAGGCTCGCAAGAGGGCAACTTGGGCGATAATAGTGTCATAAAGTTGAGCGGTAACGTATATATCGCAAACCTAACCATCATTGCAACTGACACCGAAAATGCAAGTGAGACCGACGACTATTACCATCGTTCATATTGCATTCACGCTGATGCCCCCGTACCAAGCGGTGGAATCACCGAGATTCACAACTGCCATCTTATCAACAATCACGCACCCTGCATCGGCTTTGGCATCTATCCAAATGCCACGTTGAAGATTACGGATTGTGAACTTGAAGCGGATTTCTACAACCCAAGCACCACCTACGGAGGTGCGGTAATCTATGGCCACGATAGAGGAGGCAGCACATCGGTGATAGAGGAACACTTGATAATCAAGAACTGCACCTTTGTCAGCAGCAACGGACACGCAGTCAAGATTATCAACAACAATTCATCATTGATGGATGCCTCGTTCACCAGCAACGTCTGCGATGTGCCAAGCGGCAAGGGATTCGTTAATGGTGCTACCACCACTTTGACAAAGTTGTGCTACGGCAACAATGTGGCTGAAATGAACTATTCTGCAACATAGCCGCTTTAGAGCCCAAATGGGGCCATAGTAATAAAACGACACCAGACGTGGTGTAAGTCCTGGGTGCAAGCCTATCAAAGCGACGCTCAAATCGCACCCAGGACGATTTTAATAAACAGTATAAAAAGATGCGAATTCGGATAGTTCTTGTTTTGATCTCATTGTTTCTCCTGGGCGTGACCGCATGCCCCGCCCAGGAGTTTTCATGTAGAGCGTCATTGGGCGGAGTTCTTCCGTTGAAAAGATCCTTTGCATCAATCGAACTTAGGAATCAGATCGCTTCCAGATATGCCATTTCCATTGCTGGAGAGTTCAGCGTTGTGGAAAGCAATGTAACTCCTAAACTGACGATGAACGTGCTTCCTGGGTTGGATATTGAGGCCGGGTTCGGTTGGGGCCATCACTGGGAAAAGGCTAATTGCGATGACCATAACTATCATACGTATACGCTTGGATTGGTATGGTCAAAACCGATAAGCCGCAAGATATCCTTTTTTGTAGGACCATCGATGTTCTGGAGGTCCTACCAGGCTCATATAGGCCTACATAGAGGAACGCTAAGGCTCAGTACGGGTTTGTCCTTCCAGTTATAAAATTCTGAATACAATATGAAAAAGTGGCTTTGTAGATTGTTCGGTCTTGTAGAAGAGGCCCCTAATGATGGTAAACCCTATGTCCGTTGCGGCAAAAAGTGGGTAGCCATTGGCGAGTGTGAAATAACCAAGCAAGTTCAGGACTTGCTCAATCAATAACTATTAAAACTATTTGTTCTATGCTTACTTTTGTTACTCCCAAGGATTTGCTGGAGGTAATTACAACTGTTTACACCAGCATCAAAACGCGTTTCAATGCCATTACCAAGTCTCTTGATGACAAGATTGGTGATGCGCCTAAGAACGGCAAGCCCCATGTCCGTAAGGATAACGCGTGGGTTGAACTTCCTGAGCAGCAGCAACAGGAGGAGATCAAACCCTGTGACAGTAACGATTTGATTAACGAGGTTAAGAAAATCCTTGCAGAATGATCAGCGTTACTCCAGAAGGGCTGATGGGCGTAGTCCGAACTGTTCGTGACTATGTACGCAGCTTTATCGGCACGGCGGCCAAAACCGCCGCTGCCGAAACTGATGAGCGATGGAAGAACTTTGTGAGTGACGGTATTCCAGTCCATAATATCGTCAACCCCATCGTCGATCGGTATTTCAAATTGCTTCCAGTTCTCGGCTATAAGTACTCTGATGTTTCTCGCATGTGGTATTTTACGAAATATGTCAGCGAGTCGTCAAAAAAGAACATGGCAGACCGAAGCAATCCGTTCCTCGTATTCTACAACGGCGGTGATTCATTGTTGTTGGAGTCAGAAGGCCTTCCGAGTCAGACCATACTTCCAGAGAATAACGTCTACGCGTGCTACCAACTTTTACCAGGCAAGGTGTACCATTGGTCGGTGAAGAAAGGCGATGCGGTTGTTAAGGAAGGGGACTTCAAAACAATCGGCGATTTCCGACTTATTAACATTCCCACCTGGCCGAATGTTAGGGATATCGCATATGCTCCTATTATGAAGGTAGACCGAGTTCTTCGTGGCGCCAACCCAGACAACGTGGTCGTCGGTAGCGCCGACTACAACCTCATCCAGTCCCTCGGCATCGACTTCCAAATCAATATGCGCAGCCCGAAGGAGGGATCTGCCACCGAGAAACCATGGAGACCCGACTTGTTCCCTGCTGGAATTGACTGCACCATCAACGACTATACGTCATGTTTGACCAAGCCGACTGGGTGGAAGACTGTGATCACTAAGTTGATTACTGAACTTAAGGCTGGTCATCGAGTAGTATTCAATTGTTATGCGGGCGCGGATAGGACTGGAACTCTTTGCTATATTCTCCAAGGTATTTGCGGTGTTCCAAAGCGTATTGCCCAGGGCTTCTATGAACTTACATCGTTCTTGTATTGGTTGAACACCAAGATGTGGGATGATACGGGTGGAGAAGATGATTTCCGTCGCTTTGATCAGGCTATTGAAAAGAAGTACGGTCCCGATTTCTATACCCAGTGCTACCTCTACTTGACTAAAGTCGTAGGTATCACCGCCGCCCAGATCAAGGAACTCCAGCAACAACTCATGGTGGATCCTTCGAGCGCTCCCAAACCAATACTGTAAACAGTAAATTTGAATCTAACGAACCCACTGGGAAACAGTGGGTTTTATTTTTGTGCAGTCCTTTGACTTTTGAAATATACTATTCCTTAATAAATTTGACGATGGCAAGAACTGATATATTATATAATGTGCCGAGCGGCGACGTTGTAATACGACCAGATGAGATACCCTCATCGGTCGGTACGGCTTCGTGGTCATCAAATACCCTTACGTTACCTACTATTGCCAGCGGTCAAGGCGCTTTTGTCCAGATCCCATATTCTACCGCTGCTTCGGCGGTTACGAAGGCCGGCGGCAAATCAGCCTATGCCGTTTTTAATGGTACAGCAAGAACATTCTATCCATATGAACTGGTAGGGCTTTCCCCAAGTCTTATCTTTTATGTAAGGAACGAATCTGGTACTTACTACATATATTCTGGAGAATGTTCTGATTTCCAGATAGGTATAGCCAAACCTCAAAACACATCACTTCTTCTTTTATGCAAGCCAGGAAACAGCAGGCGCTATCCAGTTACAGGTGTGCATATCAAGAGGTATATCAACAGTCATCTTGAGCAATCACCTATGACAAAGAGGATTATCAGCGAATTTTCAGATGACGGCGTATCGGTAATCAGCGCTGTGTATGATGAGGAAAGCGGCAACATCGATATGGTTACACACGAGAACGAAGAATAATGGCATCGATATATAAGGTAAAGAATCAGCAGAATGTCTTCGATGTGGCCATACAGCTGTACGGCTCCATCGAGGGATTGTTCGACCTCTTGATAACCAATGATTGGTTAGGCATGGACAGCGTTCTCGAAGATGGCCAGGAGTTGCTGTATCATCCAGAATTCATCATCAAAAACGATATCGTTGCAGCCATCAATAGGGAAGGTATCCTTATTGGCAATGGCGAAGGTACCGAACCGTTTACGCATGGCACCGATATCCTTGGCGTAATCAATCTAAGTCTGTCAACTGCTGGCCCAGTCAAGTTTTCGGCTGCCGGTTCTGGAAAGGTGCAGGTTGACTGGGGTGACGATTGCATTGAGGAGTATTCGATGACAACCGTTGAACAGCCTATTGCCCATCGTTATTTCTCCAGTGGCACTTACAATGTGTACATATACGGAGGCTCCATAACGGCGCTTAACATGAAGGGTATATCTGGAAAGTTCTATCCCATCAAGGTCAAGAATACTCTAACCAAGTATTGCGAGGATAGAAACCTGTTAGCGTCCGTATCGTGCATTTCACTTTTCTCAAGTACGCTCCAGCATTTTGAATGGAACAATCGTACTGAGGCGATGGCTATCAACACCTATTTGAACGGAAAGACTGGATTGAAGTATTGCGATGTCACTGGTTCTAATGTGACATCTTCTGCTGTAGGTACTTTCATTTCTTCCGTAAACAGCAACAAGGCTAACTACACGTCGCTTACCTGTTATTTCGATGGAACTCAGGTGACAAGCAATACGCGCACATTGATGAAGAGTATCCTTAATGACAGTACAAATGGCAGCAAATTCAAATTTTACATAGATCATCAACTTGTAACAAAGTAAACATATGGCAAGGACATTAAGCGCAATATATACTGAAATCCAGCAAAAGCGTATCGAATACCTGCAACTGACCACCTATGAGAACAGTTCCAGGATGTCTATCATGAACGCTATCATGTACATCATGGCCACCGCTATCTGGTCGCTGGAGAATCTTATGGACGTGTTCAAGGTTGATATCGCCAAGGTCATCAACAACCGCATCAACGGTACGATGGCCTACTATATCAATGCGCTCAAGAATTACCAGGATGGAGATGAACTGGTGGTGGCTGATGACGGGTGCTCTTTCTCATATGCAACCGTAGATCCATCCAAGCGAATCATCACTAGTGCCATTTGCGAGGTGACCAATGAAAACGGATTCTACGACCGTCATATCCATATGAAGGTGGCGACCGGCAATGACGGCGCTTTCACCAGATTGACCGATGCCCAGTTGATCAATGTACGTAACTATATGCAGCAGATCGTGTTTGCTGGAACCAACATATCGGTCTATAGTCTAAAAGGTGATGTTCTTGTACCCAAGATTCTTGTCTGCTATGATGGAAACGTTACGGTGGACGCTCTTCGCGAAAGCATCATCAGCGCAATGCATGGGTATTTGGCGACTACCGCTTTCACTGGCCGCTTCTATCCAAGCAAACTGGTCAACAGCATCGGTGACGTGGAGCACGTGGTTGACGTTATTGCTGACGGATATTACAACGAGGATCAGTTGGGCGTCTTCATTGCGCAGTATGATGATGACGATAATCTTGTGACTGACGACGAGGGCAATATTCTTGTCAAGTATGTCAACGGTATGGATCTGGCGTCTGGCTTCCTCCGCGAAAAGGATTCCTCAGACACCCAGGCTGCATTCCAGGCGTGGGCCGACGCTATCATCATCATCACTGAAGAGGATCTCGTCAACTATACTCAGGAATCAGTGATGCTTACGTTGAACGGTTCGAGGATTTCCGAACTCCCAGCGTTGACCATCAATGGCAAAACTCAAACTCCAAGGATGTACTAATGAGAAACTACGGGATTGATTATAGTAAGCTGCTTGGTAGACTGATACCTTTATACTTGGCTGGAAACAAGTTCAAGTTGTTCATGAAGGCATTGGTCTACCCTTTGCAGAGTTTGGCGGATGCGTTTGCTGAATGGGGAAGAGAGACCAACATTGAAGCCGCCATGACTTCCCAGGTAATCATGCTGGAATGGTATCTTAATTACAAGTTTCGCAATTATTTTGCCAACCAGTCTGGCTCGATACACATTGAAACGTATATAGCAGACCTCGCCAAGTTGCCAGCCTTGTTTACTGAGGATTATGTGGCGGCTCATCACGATTTGGCTCCCGCACTGTATAGAGAATCCAATAGTAAGAATTCCCTTTTGTATACTGAGAGGAGGCATATGTATAGTTTTTATGTGTATTGTCCCGCTCCAGTTTCCTCACTTAACCAGGGCGAGTATGCCAATATGGTGAGGGCGATAGTGAATAGATATAAGTTGTCAAGTAAATCATTTTTAGTAATAGTTGAATAAATGAAAGAGTTTGTAGCCACAAAATCTGGAAGGTATCTTTCTCTGGAGGATATCGAGAATCTGAACGAATTGGCCGAAGCGTGGGGACAGGTATTCGCTCCGTTGGGCAACTTCATTGCGAGCGGATGTACTCCAGACTATGACAATTCTGCAAACAAGTTGTACCTTTCTGGAGGCTACGTCTTCTTGAATGGTAAACTTTGCAAGTTTAACGCGACCAATGTGACGGGTAGAATCTGCTATATTGTTCTTCGTACCAGTACCGAAAATGCTGAGTATGTAGACGGAACAAGCAACGTATGTCGTAACGTTTATAGGGCTGTAGCGGCAACATCAGTAACGAGCAGCGATCATTATGTGAAGATCCAGGTTGTTGGAGAAAACGGTGATTACGACTATGATTACCCCATGCTTACATCCGTCTTGGCCGACAAGAAGTTCGTTCCTCGATATCCGACTCCAGTTTATTCGGACAATCCGATTGACGTATATGGGTTCCTTCGTGTGAAGCGATTATTGTTTAACAATTCCCCAGCATCGATAATCGCACAAAGCAACAATCTCCAGTTATCAGGAAAGGAGGCTAATGGAGTAAGGCCTGGTATAATCATTTGTGAAGACGGTAGTGTCAATATTGTTGATGACTTGAACGATGGCTCTGATCCTTCTTACGATGCATCAGTCAGAGTAGGTAATGTAGAGGCTCAAACGCTAGTACCTATTGATTATACCCAGCGCACCAACGATTCCGAAGGTCATGCCGTAACCACCAATGGCGAGATCAATGTGGCTGGAACTCTTAAGACCAACGGCAAGACGGTGGCTACTATGGATCAGGTGAAGGTCAGCATTTGCGAAGACTATAACACTGGTACTCCTGACAATTACGAGGCGCCTTATGCATTCCTCACGTTCGGAAGAATTGGCCCTATCGTCACGGTGAACGGTTATTTCCGCAGTGATGACTATGACAGAGATTCCAACACCGAACTCGAGTTCCCAGTAGACATTCTTCTGGAAGATAACTACAGGCCAGCGATTACAGTTCAGTTCCCAATATCGATCAATGTTACGGATATGACGGCTATCGAAAGGGGATATACTGGTTATATCCGAATGACTAAGGCCGGCAAGTGCTACATGGGTATCAACACTCATAGCACCGAAGAGCAGACGTATTACTGGAAAAACCTCAAGGTGTATATCAGCGGTTCTTACGTGGCTGATGCCGCATTCGATTAATATGGCAAGATGTGCTGATAGAAATAAAATATTTCAGCGTATGAAAAAGGAAGCAGGGGTCGAATATCGGCTTCTGCTTTCCGTATCTGGTGGTACCAAGATTCCAGACCCGCTTTTCCTGGAAGTGTTCAGTTACCAGTGCGAGTCTCCATGGTTTAGGACCGAAGAGTTCAGAAGATTACTGATAGACTATAGGCTCGTGCAATATCCAAAGATGCTTGAAGAAAGACGAAAGGAAAAGAAAAGACGTGCCAGGAAAAGGAAAAGGCTTATGCGAGATAAGTCTATAACGAATGTTAATTTATAGTTAAAAAGATAGTGTTTTCTTGATTTATTCGCGATAAATTCTTATCTTTGCCGAACATTTTGATGATGAGAATATTTTTACAATCAAGAAATCCTATGCGCGAATTCAAAGTAACAGTTGAGAAACTGACTGATGAAGAGATGATGCGAAAGGCGTGCGAGTGTACCTTTCTGGGTAAGAGCAAGCAATCGCTCCTGAGCATCTACAAGACGGAACATTCTCCAGTACGTACTCAAATATTTTGGGTCAAGATCGAGAATCTACCGTTGGCTGCCGCTACTCATCTCATCAGACATCACGTAGGCAGCACACCGTTCCAGTTATCCTGCAGACCAGACCGGCATGGCGGCAATCAGAGCGTTCCAGAGAAATGCAACGAGGCCATCACACTCCTTCATGCCGTTGAATCTTCTGATGACAGGAAGGCTACTATTCAACACCTTATTTCAATTATTACGGATCTTAGGGACAACTCAGACCGCAACACCCCAGTTAACCTAGGCCTCCTCGTTAATGCCCAGTCGCTTATCGATATGAGCAAACTTCGTCTTTGCAATCAGGCTCAATCCGAAACACGCATCATCTTCGAGAGCATCAAGAAGGCTATCGGTGAGGTGGACCCTGATCTTGCCAAGATGATGGTGCGCAAGTGCGTGTATCGAGGTGGAATTTGTGGAGAGGCTCATTGCTGCAGATTCAACCAGAGCGGCCAGTTCAAGAATGAGTTGGCTGATTATCTAGAGCATTTCAGAGCGCTTACCATTCCAGACCATCTTCGGGAATTACGCCGTTTCAGAACCAAGCAGGCGCCTGAACAGCAAGTCGATAGGCAGATGACAATTGACTGGGATGCCGCTGAAAATGCTATGGATAGAGTTGACAATTCATTCTCAAGAAAAGAGTGTTAAATGGATTCAAACCTTTTGAGCAAAATTTCGGATAATTTAATAATATATTATTAATTTCGGTGCGTTTTCAGAATTAATTGTGTTAAAATTTTAATTTGATTCGTTTTATTCGGATAATTATTCTTATATTTGCACCGAGAAAACGAAACAAACACGCTCAAATGGTTAAAAAGAAGGGGGCCTTAGAGATAGCCGAAGGGATCCCTCTTACGCAAGAGCTCGATGCGGCTGTTGCTTCCCTCAAGAACGGTTCATATCAGTTCTACATCCTTGATGAAGGGAAGAATCGCGCTCTACCTCAATTGAAGTACTTGAACGGCGTTGTGCTGAAGACTATCTCAGACAATCTTCCGACTCACCCGCCAATCAGTGCCCTCTACAGGTATTTTGAAAAGGAGTTCGCTCCTGCTCATTACTGTAATATTAATGGAGAGAGGTTCGTTTACCGCGACCTCAAGTCCGAACCTGCAACTGAGATGATTGATGTGATAGAAGCCATCATTCATCACGCCCAGACAATCTTCGGTATCCACATTCCAACAATCGAGGAAATGAAGACCGCTGAATCTAAAGATCTATATGTGGATGCATTAGCGGAGACCTGGAAAGATTACCTTACTAACAAATCACATCAATCCAACTAGTTATGGCAGAAGAAATTCTTAGCCCGTTCTCGATTTTTGAGGAGAGCGCGATGACGTTCGAGGATGCGCAAGCCAAGGTCGCATCCGAATCCCGTTCCAAAACCAACTATTTCCGTCTCACCAATGACGGGGATTACCGTTTTCGAGTATTACCGATTGCACCAGACCTCGTTGAGGGTAAATGGGTACAGGACCGCAAGGGTTACGAGTATCCTCTGGTTGACTACATGCTCATGTTCACGAAGGAGGGCCAGAAGAAGCCCAGTTACGTTTCGGTCATCGATACCACCCAGGTATTCCCGAACGTGGAGAAGGACCTCATCAAGGTCTACTACGACAAGGCTGTTGCCGAGTGCGGTGACGACAAGAAGACCATCGAGGCTCTCGGCAACATCACAAGCAAGGGTGGCGCCGGCCTTCGCCCTTCGTTCCGTCGCTGCATGTACGTTATCGACCAGGAGAACCCGAACGACATCGCCATGCTCCAGTTGTCCAACGCCCAGTACCGCGACCTCGAGACGCTCAAGATGAGCACGTGGAAGGAGTTGCGTTCAGACGACCCGAAGGCTGTATGCCCATTGACCCATCCAGTACATGGCTATGACGTGCTTGCTACCAAGAAGTCGAGCCCTAAAACAACAATCACCTTCTCGCTGTCACGTAAGGAGGTTCCAGTTTCGGAGAAGATGCTGGACACCCTTATCAATATGGACCGCATTCCTACGGTCATCTACCGCTACACACGCTTCCATCTTGAGGCAACGGTGGCATATCTCCAGGACATTGACGAGAAGTTCGGCTTCAACTTCATGGAGACTGGTGACAACGGTGAATTCGTGGACAAGGAGATCAATTCCGCATATCAGCAGATCAAGTTGTCTCTTCCAGCAGATGACCATTCGCACTTCGACCGCAACGCCAGCAATGACGATGACGATGATGTCGACAACACCGAGAAGACCAAGACTCTGGCCGAACTTGAGAAGCTCGTTGACCAATACAAGGACGAGCAGAGCGGTTCGGAGAAGTTCCAGGATGTCAAGGAGCAGTTGATGGATTTCATCGACGCCAACGAACTCGATTTCCAGGTTCGCCGCTTCATGAGCCTTACCGACATTCTCGATGGCATCAAGGACGAACTTGAGCAGAAGAACCCCAAGGCTGACGAGGTGAAGGCTGATGATGACGAGGCTCCAGAAGCCGCCGATCAGAATCCAGACACCGCAGAGCCAGCAACCCGTCCAGCACGTAGGCGTAGGCAATAACCTCAGCATAATTCATTTCTTCCGCCGCCCATGTTTGTGGTTGAGCATGGGCGGCATTTAATTATCTTATATATGACAGCACTATTATTCAACGATATACACGCATCGAGGGATAACCTCAATGAGTTTGAAAAGAACTGGGATGAGATGTTGTCGGTATGCAAGGAAAACGGCATCAAGAATGTAATTATCGGAGGTGACCTTTTCCAGAGCCGTGCATCCCAGACTCTTGACACGCTTCTTGCTGTTAGGGCGAGTATCCGAAAGGCGGTGGCAATGGGAATCAAGATTGTCCTTATTGCTGGAAACCATGACAAGACCGACCAGGAGCGATACGAATCCTTTAACAACATCCTTGAAATCGAGAAGGGTGCGTTGTGCCTTTCTCCAGATATCACAAAGAATTACCTTACCTTCCACACCAAGAGCGGTCAGCCAGGCGTCTTCTGGATGCTCGACTATTATCCAGAGAGCGGTACTGCGCTTGACAAGATTAAGCAGATATCGGATCAGGTCAAGGCTGGGGACTGGAACGTCCTCTATTGCCACCAAGGTATAAGCGGAGCGCTTTCAAAGCCATCTGACAAGGAACTCCCAGTATCTGCCTTTGAGAAGTTCGACCTTGTGCTTGTCGGTCATTACCACGATCGATGCCATATCAAGGGAACCAACATCTATTACATCGGTGCATCCCGTCAGCATACCTATGGCGAAGACGAGGAAAAAGGCTATACCATCTTCTCGGACGGCATTACCAAGTTCGTTAAGAACCTTGTCAACATAAGATTCGCCACCGTTGAATGCAAGTCGAAGGATGTCGAATCGTTTACCGCAGCAAGCCAAAACCGTAAATTGCTTGATGACCCTCTTTATCGCGTACGCCTTAGGGTACACGCCGAACCAGACGAAACCGTTGATAAAGACAAGTATCTGGCCATGGGCTACAACAAGGTCGAGGTAGTCGACGAATCCCTCCAGGCCAATCAGACTACCGAACAGAGCCTTGAGACCAAGTATGACAAGGGCGAAATCAAGAAGGAGTACGCCCAGTTCTGCATCAATGAAGGGGTTGACCCCGAACTTGGAATGACTTATCTTGAAAAGATCAACTGACATGTGGACAATAGATAAACTATCAGCAACAAACGTTGCCTCATTCAAATCGCTTGAATTCCAGCCAAAGCGTGGTGTGACAACCCTTATCTTTGGCCAGAATCTTGACAATGCCGATAATCAGCCAAGCAATGGTAGCGGCAAGTCGGCGCTTATTGAGGCCATCGCCTTGGCCTTGACCGGAGATCCTCTTCGCAAGGTCAAGATAGACGAGATAATCCGCGATGATGCAGAAGAGATGAACGTGTCATGCGTGTTATCCAATATCGAAACCAAGCAGAAACTGGAGATAATCAGACAGTTCAGCCGCAAGTCACCCCAGTCAATCACCGTTATCCTTGACGGCAATGAACAGGTACAGGCGACCGTAAACGATTATTGCCGTTTCATTCTTGAACTTATCGGCATTACCAAGGATGAGTTCTATTCATATTTCGTACTTACCGAGACCAAATACCAGTCATTTTTTGCAGCTTCGGACAAAGACAAGAAGGCCATCATCAACAAGTTTTCGAATGCCGTTCTCGTCGATCAGGCTATCGATGCCGTTGCGGTTGACATGGAGCCAGTAGGAGCGGAGAGAGACAAGGCCCAACTTGAAGTGAGCCGATGCGAAGGTGCGTTGAGCGTTATCCAGGAGCAGATCCTAAAGGCTGTGGAGAACGAGCAGGCAGCCCAAGCCGCCAAGGAAGAGCAGAAGAAGAATCTGACCCAGTTGATAGCCGACAAGCGTGCTCAGATACGACAACTGGAATCGGATAAGCAGAAAGCGGAAGGGTTCATCAAGCGGCTTAACGAGGTACTTGATATCTTTGATATTTACGAGGCTGACGACAAGACTCCTTTCGAGACCCTTTGTACAAATGTAGGTTTGCGTATCCATGATGTGCTTCCAGATGGTCGGAGGTTATCTGACTGGAATGGCAAGATCTCTGAGGCTAGGCAAAAGATTGCAGAGTATGAAGCCAGGATGAAAAGCATCAACGATGAAATAGCATCCATTGTTTCAGATATCCAGGATAATGACAAGAAAGTCCAGCAGGCCAAGGCGAATGCTGATGACCTTGAGGTGAAATTCAAGGCTGAAGGGGAGGCCAGCCGTTTGGAGATGGGTAAACTCTATGAGCAGAAATCATCTCTTGAACGAGAATATCAAGCCCTTTGTACCAAGGCATCGGACAACAACAAGGCTATCCATAAGATCAAGATGGATTTGACTGGAACTGTTACGTGTCCCAAGTGTGCTCATCGTTTTGTGGTCGGCAACCCTATTGATGTAGAGGAAGCGGAAGCCCAACTGAAGAGGCTGAATGAGGCAAACTATAACATTAACGGTCTCATCAGCGGTAACGAGCAAAATCAGAAGACTTGTGCCGACTCCATCGTTGAGTTGAGGAATAAGAAAAGCCAGAGCGAGCAGAAACTTGTTGAAGCGCAGACGGAATTGGGAAAGCATCAGAGCACAGCCATTAAACTGAGTTCAGACAAAGAAAGGCTTTCCTTCCAGTGTGACTCTATTCTTGGCAATGTTGAAACGTTGAAGGATGACCTTGCCAAGTTCAAGACAAAGCTGTTTGACGAGGCTTTCGAAATCATTGAGGACGAGATTGAGAAGGTTAAGCATTCGATCGATTCCAACTGCCAGCATATGTCTGCCTTGTCTGGAATGATTGACACCTATAAGAAGCAGATTGAGGAACTGGACACGCACACCATGTCCTTCAGCCCTGAAGCCTTACAAAAGGAATTGAATGGAAAGGAAGCGGACCTCGCAAAGGCAAGGGAGACCTTCCAAAAGTTCAACACCCAGTTCTCTACCCTTGATGCACAATCCAAGAGGTTCGTGCGGTTCAAGAGCGTACTTGCCAATACCAAGATCACCGCGCTCAGTCAGATGCTTAACGGTATTCTTGAGCAGCTTGGTAGTGACCTTAGGGTACGCATCGATGGATTCAAGGTTCTCAAGAACGGCAGCGTGAGGGATAAGATTACGGTTGCAATCCTTCGCAACGGCATCGAATTCGGTTCCTACTTCAAGTTGTCCAAGGGTGAACGTGCGAGAATCGATACGGCATGCATCGTAGCCATGTCAAGGCTTATCAATGCTAACTGCGAGAACGGTAGAGGACTTGACCTTCTGGTGATGGATGAGATACTTAACGGCGTTGACGAACTTGGTCTTGTCGGTATTTACGAAGCGCTCAACCGCATCCAGGTAACGACAATCGTGGTCAGTCATAACCCGATCACCCAGTCCTATCCGCACACTTTGACCGTTACAAAAGAGAATGGTATTTCAACTATTATAAATAATTAATGAGTATTTACAGCAGAAAAGAACAGGAAAAGACTCAATTGAAGAAGGAGCAGGTGTTGTCACTTGACATGGCTAATCACTGTGGCTACTACAACCCTCTCCTTGGATTCGGAACCCTCGACCTTACCGAATCAAAGGCACGCAATGACAATAAGCAGCACAAGCAGTTCCACGATACCATCAAGAAATGGATCATCGACTACGATATCAAACAGGTGGTGGCAGAGGACTTCAACGTGTTCCAGGGTGGTCAGGTGGTCTCCATCAAGAAACTTCTGGAGTATAGGGGCATCCTCCTCTATATCTGCGATGAGCTTAACCTTCCAGAACCCTGCTTCATCAACCCGACAACAGCAAAGTCATGGCTGACCGGCAATGGAAGCGCTACCAAGAAGGATATGTGCGACATGATCAAGCGTAGATTCGGAATTGACACCAAAGGTGACGACAATGCTGCTGATGCGGCTACATTCTGGTTCCTTTACTGCAAAAGATTCAATCTGATATGAGTATAGCAAGAAGACGAAAAAGAGAGGCCGATAGAGGGTTTGCCAAACTGGGTGACCTCTGCGCAGCGTTCTATCATTTTCTCGGCAAAAAGCCGCAACCAACTGATGAGGAGGTAAGAAGCGAATTCATAAGGCTTCGCTCCATTTGGGTCGACTTCGCCAATAAGCATAACTATGACAAGGCGACCAAAGATGCATTCACGCGCCAGGTTGCAATCGTATGGAACAGTCAAAAAAGAGAGATCCCAACTACGACCGAGAACGAGACCCCGCAGTCATCGCAAAACGACATGAACTCTGGAACAAATACATAGTTCCGAACTTCAAGTTCGTTGATTACCTTTGCGCCAAATACATCGTAAACAAGACTGGTGAGACCTTCAACGAGATCCGTTTCCTTTGCCTTACCTATCTCTTCAAGGGCATCGAGACATTCAAGCCCGAGAGGTATACGGGTACAAAACCAGACAAGGCACTGCAGAACTGGATTCACATCGTCTGCAAGCGCTTCATACACAACTATGAGGAAGGGTTATGGAAGGAAAGCAACATGGCCAAGGACAACGTCGAGATTTCCGACATGGTTGATACTGACGGCATGTTCCTTGATTCGGAGTCCTCCTCTGCAGTCGTGACGCTTGACAACTATGAAAGCCAGTTCGGTGACGAGATGCTGGAGGCTTATTCAAGGCTCAAGCCACTTCAAAGGGAGGCCTTTATCCTCCAGCACCAGGGTCTCAGCATCGCCGAAATCCGCAAGATTCAGATTCAGAGGGGCAACCTGTCTGCAGCGTCTGGATGTGATGCGGTGAAGAAGAGCATGCAGAGAGGTAGGGTAATCATCAAGAAATGCCTTGACCAATATGGAAAGAAAGACTCTTGTGAAGAAGGCGGCGCTCATGAAGAGGATGTGCGCCCTCATAATCCAGAAGACGAATTCAAACTTGAGGTTCGCGTTCCCCGAAGACGAGAAGACGAATAGCCTTTTTGAAGGGATCGTCTTACGCGTAGAGGAACTATACGGTGCGGTCACCGACCAGAGGCTTGCCGATATAGCCATATATATCGAGTACGTGTATAGGAGCGGCAACGGGAGAAGGAGGTTCGTAGGCTTCCTCACCCAGATACCGATGAAGTACAATTGCTCGGTGCTTGAATTCTACCAGAGGCGCAAGTATGCCATGACCAAGTTCGAGGATGCGTGGCTTCGCGACAACGGTCTTTCAAGGATGACTATATCGGACCAGGTTGCAATAGCGGAAAAGCCGTCAGCGGTTCCTACTAACCACGAGGATTCCGCACGAAGGCGCTTCATCAATACGCCTACGGGTTACGTCTACTGCCATAAACTAACAAGCGGGTGGGACCCGATGAGCACGG